AGCCAATATATATACTTAAAACTAAAAATTTAATTACACTTATTGCAATGAGCTAAGAAAAGTGAGAAAAACTTAGTACCCCCGAAGGAGCTTGCACAATTAGATGCAATAACTGAAGGTTATTGCAAATTCGTTTAAATTTAAAATAAAATGGTTTCAAGTTGATTTGCCCTTCCAGAACTTAAGGTTCTGTGGGTACAACGTGAAATTGTTAATTATTTTACTCCTTGGAGTAGTAGTATATATCGCCTGGGTTTTTGAATTAGGCGGGTCAAGAATAAATCAAGACACTGAATTCACCTCTGTAAAGGTTAGTCAGTGCCAGGATTGAAAAGGCCAACATCTGGTGATTGTTGTGATATCATGGTTGGTATACCCATGATGTAATGAAATCCATAATCGTCACCAGCAGCACGATATATGTGATATGTTGAATTTGATGACATAGTCATCATTGTCGTAGTTGCTGGATCTGCTGGATTGGATTGGAATAGTGGAAAATTGGTATTTATTGGAGTTGTTCCAAATATAACCATAGGCATAGGATAAGCTCCTTCTAAAACATCATCTGCTGTAGGAAAAATATTCGTACTAGTAGTAGGACATGAATTAGTTGGTGTCAAATGCGTAGAATTATAATAAGGAACTTCAACTTCAGAAACACCTTCTATATTATTAGAAACCAAATTTGCTGAACTTGCGTCAGCAAAAATAGGGTGAATATAAGTTTCTCCAGGATCACCAAACCAAAATTGCAATCGTGAACAACCAATACGTGCCAAAGTACGAGAATAATCTTTAACTCGTCTCAATTTAGCTAAAATAGCTGTAGTTAATGGACTATTTGTATTCAACATTCTAATAAAAATCTGAGAGAAATTAGTAGGTTTAGAATACCAGATATTCGTATCTGGTGATGAGTTTACCTTTGGCCCATCAGCAGATTGAGTTATACCTGTAATTTTCAAACGAATACCTCCTCTAAAGAATGTATAAATACTTGAAAAATACGAGATATAATCCATACCATTAAAGTCATTAGCATAATTGAAACCATAAGGATTAACCACTACTAACGTATTAGTGTCATCGTTAGGATCCCCATCTGCGCCCTTAAGACTAGTGCGATTTTCAATGGCTGATCCAATATATGTTGATCTTTTTAAAAGTTGACGTACAGACGCTATTTTCTCCCCTATACAATGTGATTCTGGCGACCAGTTAGAATCAGGGTTAAGGACAGAAATTGAATCTGGATCATATAGCATTTGTGCGTCATTGCGTGATTTTTCCACTCCTGTACCAAATACCTGAGCAAAATGCTTTCTCGGTATTGGAGAAATTTGCCCATCAAAATACTCAACTTCATTGGAAATTTCCAAAGGAGCTGGAGTAGGATCTCCGGGTAAAAATTCTGGGGCAGTTGGTAGAGAGAATGTTAAATCATCCCCACCAGAAACTTCAACCAATATATTTATTGATTGAGAAACAGTACTAACTGCACGCAGTTCATTTAGTACTGTAACAACAACAAATCCTGTAGAAACAAGAGTTTGTTCTACAAAGCCTCCATATGTTTTAGTATTAAACCATGGTTTAGTAGAAACATATGGAACTTTGAATGAAAAAGTGTCATTTTCTTCAATATCAATAACAACTTGATAATTTTTCTCAATTTCATTAACTGGAGCTGAACCTATAGGTAAGTTAGCTAAAGTTTCATAAGGAGCGAAAAAGACACGTAAACGACCAGCATGAAAACCAGTTTTTACAATTTTAAAAGTATAAACTAGTGATCCACGCCACAATCCAAATGTGTTAGCTACAAAACCCACTGGCGTCATAGAAATTCCATTTGTAGTAGAAGGTATTGAATTGTATTTCAATGGTGTCACAGGATCAATAAACAAAATCTGATCTGTTGTTGTATCAGACGTAGTCCATGAAAATTGTTGCCAAAAAGATGGAATTTTAAAAATAGAACTCAAAGCCATCTCATCAAGATTTGTACCACCTATACCGGCTGGCGAATCAATCTCATTGTCAGCTGATAAAGCTAATTTGTGAGCAGAATCTTTTCCATTATAATTGGCCATACAATTAGTGGTTCGCAATTTAACATCCATAGGTACCGAAGGTTTTGACCATCCAAATAATTTTGCAATGGCAGCGCCTTTAGTAGCTATCCATTCAGGAATAGCTAAATATGAACCAATAACTGGAATACGTGTAGCCGTACGTAAAGTTTCAGCAACTGTACCCAAAGTATTGGATACAACACCTGTACGAACAACATCTCTAGCTTCACCAAAAACTTGAGCTTGATGAGTTCTAGCAACAGCTGTTATAGATGGAGAAGCACCAGTAGGAAATACTAACTGAGGATTGACAAACTTTGCCCAAATTGTCACTTCACAATTAGGAGATTCACTTGACCCTGAAACTAAAGGACTATAAACAAATAATGTAATTTGTCCCATTGTTCCAAATCCAGTAATCAAATTGAAATATGTATGAGGAGAAACATAAGGAATTTCAAACTTTGCTTGCGCAACACGAGATTGTGGATTTGACCCTCCACAAATATCTATATCAACACCAGGAGCAGAAACTCTACCTGTTAAAGTAGCAGTTATTCTGTTTTGTTCATTAACTAGATATTTGTTATATGGTAAATACTGCAAGCGCAATCGCCCTTGTTGAAATTTCTGCGCATTTACTTGCACAGTTATTTCAACATTGGCACGAAGTCCTACAAAACCTCTAGTTTTCTCATTATACATAGGATCTTGTAACAATAAATCAGGAAAAGTTCCAGTAAAAATTGGAGCTCCCTGTGCCATAGAAGTGGTAAATTGACCAGAGAAAATACGAATAGGTCGTTGAAGAAAAGAATTCAAAGAATGAGACTTATCATTCGCAACACTCATATTTAAGTAAGATTGTTGCAAATCTGTTGACATTGCTAAAGCTTGGTCAACAACAGTCTGTCCTTGATTCTGGAAAGTTATGATTTCTTGTACATCCTCATAACGGGAGTCGTTGTCGTTGGTAACATTTAAGCTTGTTCCAGAGCTTTCGTTTTCGTTTGTTGTAGCAAGTGATATTTTAAAATAGATAACCCACTTAAAATATCTATTCGAGTGATGGTTCCTGGATTTCGAAAGGGCTGCTTTCAAGGCATCCTGGAAGTAAGACTAAATAGTCCACCTTGTTAGTACGATAGCAATATATATTTAATTTTACATCACAAATTTATTCAAATATATAAGATCACATTGTACCCTAAGCCATAAAACCATCGGAAGGTGAAAATTGTTCCACCCTCAAACGGAGTTCGCCATAAGTCGGAATATATGGTATCACTTTCGTTACCACTTTGTTATTCTTCCTCAACCTAGCTACAAATGTTTGGTAAACTTCTTTACCATGCAAACTAGCTTCAGTTAAAGCAGTTTCAATATTATCTTTTAACAAATGAACTGGATCTACGGAATTACCGCGAACCCAATTCATCATTTCATAAATAACATTGATATCCAAGGGAGCAACATAATGTGATACATCATTACAAAACTTAAAATTTCGTTTGAGAAAACTAATTTCATGCAGTTTTCGATATTTGTGCACTTCACCACTCTTAGTTTCCTCAGTATAATCATGTCCAAGTCGTTTTAAAGCTTTTGTCAAAGTGATTTGATTAAATATATCTACAATATTATCGTGAATATTGAGAATATTATCATCACCATAAACAATCGGAGAAACAAATTTATCATAAGCCATTGAATTCAATAATTTTGCTTTCTCTTCTTCTGATATATCACTATCTTCCACTGTTTCAAAATACGCTATACATAATATTAACAAATTATATATACTATTAATTATAACAGTGAAAGGATTACCAGAAGGTTGAGAATGTGTCCATTGATAAATATTATCGCCATAAATATGTATAGAATTCACAATATGAATCCACAGTGAATATCTGATCTTTTGATCATCTTCACTATAATTCACATCATGTAATCTATAAAATTCCTCAATAATATCATATACAAGCCATAAAACTTGTGTTATCAATGATCCATCAAAATTACTAAAATCACCGGCCAGAACTTTGTTTCCCTTAAGCTTTATTTGTCGTACTATTTGATCCCAATCACTACTATACACATTGGTTCCCACAGCTATACCATTCACATTTCGGTTGTGCATAATAAAGGCTGCAAATCCAACATAATATTGTCGAAACAGAGTCACAAAATGCATAGGACAAGCAGAAAACATTCGAGTTTTACCTTCATCAACTTTCGCTATTGGACGTCGTTCATCTTTCATAGTATCAGCACAAATAACATTTGTAATAATACCTTTTAGACAATCTGCGCGCAATTGTTCAACAATTGATCGCAATTCCAAAGCTTTGCTAGAAGTGAAATCGAATTCCTCTGCTTTACCCATCCATGCTTGCTTTCCTGGCAATCGTGATTTATGTTGAGGATCACTATTAAATGGATAACCAGGAGACGTTGATCTACACATAGCAGATATGAACGTATCCTCATTACCCATAATAGCTTCCTCATATGTCATAACACGAGCATATTTTTCATAACCACAGTCAACATAATCGCGACTTACTTTTTGAAAAATATAATTACACGCCATTTCACATTTGTTGGGATCAATCAGTTTTGTTATTCCACCACACTTTTCCAATCCTTTAATCGCTGGATTAATTAAAATTCCATCTTTCATAAAGGGTCGCAAGTGCGCTGGTTTCGTTGTTGGCTCAGTTATTTCTCCATGTATCAAAGACGGTCGTAAAACCGTTTTCGAACATTGATACAATGGAATTTTAACTTTACCAATTTCAGGGAACACGCCTGGCGGAATATCGCAATCATTTGATCGCAATATATTTTCATCAATATGAACGTAACATTGACTACGATGTCCATCAGGAATTTTTGCGGCTAATGTACCAAGATGTTCCTCTAATATCTCTTGATTCAGTTTCACCGAATAACCTTCTCCAGCCATACCACTAACATGCATACCTACTATTTTACGAATCAAACTATTAGCTAGAATAATTAGTGGCCCACCACATTCTCCTTTCATTGTATTGCCTTCATACAAATATCCATGTCTCTGGATATATTCGTGACCTAAAACAGAAATGGGTAATGGGGTATCAAATGAATGAACATTCTTCAAAGTTTTAATTAACTTAGCAACTTGCCCATTATCATTACTATAAGAAAGAAGCACGCCTTCCATTTTACCAAAAAGCCGACATTGTTCTTCCCGCAATATAAAATGCTTCAAAATAGATCGATGACATACAATGTTAGAACGTTCGGAAGGACAAAAAATTATTGCATCTAACTCATCTTCGTTTTGAGTTAAACGAACAGCACGATTTAAAGTTCCATCAGCATGAATAATTTCACTTAAAGTGAAAGACATCATACTATTATAAACTTTTTCACTATAGTTAATTCGTGATAATGATAATTTAGTATCCAATGGTAACTCCATCAATTGCATATATTGAATGAAATGATATGGCATTAAAAAGTTAAAACCCTTTAGTGCCATTACATTTCCCAACAACTTTTCTCCATCCTTACTTTCATAAGTTAAGGAGTACAAATTGTTTCTCAATATATGCATAGATGTTTCAATAGCATTAATGTCATTGGATCCTTCACTCTCATGGACACGAGTTTCTACAACAAATTTTGCTTTTCGTTTATCTTTTCCTTGACCAGGTGAATTATATGCTTCTATTACATGTCGTGGTTTCTTCTTATCCTTTCCTTGTCCTGGCGAATTATATGCTTCAATCGTATGAATGGGAATGTTACTTGTATTCGTTTCAATCAAATTACATTCTTCTGGATTCCGCATCATAAGATTTGTTTTCCAATAAGACATATTTTCTTCAACTGACATCTTGGTTTGTTGTTTGATCCATTTACAATTCCGTAAATATGTTTCTTCATCAATTGAATCAGCAACAATAAAGGAATCTATGGTCTCATCTTGCATAAAAGCTTTATACACTGTGTACAAACCAACAGCTGTCGTTCCGATAAAAAATATATATTTCAAAGCAGGATATTTATCCAATACACTTGCTATTTTATCTTTACAATTATTAAAGAACTCATTAATTGTAATTTTAAAATTATCAAATATATTAGCAGCATAATACTTAAGCTTTAAACTTATTGGAGAGGAAACTAATTGACATGCACCCTTGAAATTAATATACGCTTCCGCACGATTTGATTCTAAAATTTCTGTTTCAATTTCTATTAAAGAGCGACCTTCATGCAATCCTGTAGCAATTATGTCACCAAATTCAGATGCATCATCAGCGTTAATCGTATCACATTCAAAATATATGTCATCATTCACCTGGGCAACCATCTTCTTTTCCAACCTTTTGTTCATAAAATCTTTTTGAATCACAAAATCATCTTGCTTTCTACTCAATTCTGAACACATCAGAGCTGAAAAAGCATCATAATTTAATAAAGGTTGTGTTAAATCAGGAACAAATTGTAGCTTACCAGAAATAATTTGTTTTCTGTATTTTTGGAAAGTATAGATTTCAGTAGAAGTTGGAACTCTATACCCTGCTATCTCAGATAAAGCGTCTAAATGTTTAGCCACTTTAATCTGATCTAACAAAGTTTTAGTACGTCCTCCTCCCACATCCAGAGTTTTTGCAAAATCTGGGTGTGGAACGACTTCATACATATGGTCAGAAATACGATTAAAGAAAGCTTCGGGATAAGATAAGGAACGAATTGGCGAATTTATATCATTTATTGTCATAATACCAACCTTTGAAGTATAATATGTATTTTTATCTTCTAAGGCTGCCATATGCAAATGATATGGAAAATCATTTAATTCACGTATAGTTTCATGCAATTCAGGATTTGGCTTTGACACATCGTCAACAGCGGCCAAACAATCATCACGCACTACTATAAATTGTCCCTTATAGCCATCCCAAAATTCAGTTTCTGGTTGTCGAGCATAAATTTGTTCCTCAATATCTGTAGATTTTCTAAAACCAGCTTCATAACACAAATCCTGACACAAAGGATAAATCAAACGTGATTTACCAATTTGAGATTCACCAAATAATACAATACATAATGGACGTTGTCGTTGTCCACCATCTAGCGTATTATTTTTATCACAAAAATTATAAAGTTGTTCAGCATGACGACACATACTAGCTATATGCAAACACATTTGTGTTGAACATTTATTAGCATATGCCCACTTTTTCAACTTTATACCTTGTTTTAATAAACCAGAAATTTTAATTATGTCAACATTCTTAATCATAGCTTGTTTTTTTACAATAATATCAGTATAGTGTTCAATTGAATCAGACCATACTTTCAATTCTTCTTCTACAGACATAAAAGAATCAGGTAAAGGAGAAATTTGTGCCATAACGAAATCTTTAACTTGTAGCCAAAGCTTTCCTATGTCACGATTAAGGTTCATCATTCCTGATAGACCTCTCGAAATATTATTCGTTTTCTTAGAAAATTGTTCCAAAGAAGAATTCGTTGGGAGTTTGCCTATTATAAAATAACATATAATACTCCCTAAAAGAGGCCCATATACTGTATCTACTCCAAAATTTTGACTCTCATGGCAGAAAGCTTTTTGGAATAATTGTATTAACTTTCCTGGTAAACCAAATAAAGATAACATTCCAATAACTCCAGCCATTAAAGCAGTACGGTTCCATTGCATTTGTCGAAGCAATATAATCAATGAACATAATAACATAGTTTTTAATATCATTGATTGTATTCCTTCAACTTTTGAAATGGCATCACCACTAACTTGAGTTAATAAACGTATATCTTCCTTTAATTTAGAGTCAGCTAACAAAACAGTACTTTGAAAACCTAAATTACAATCATCCACAATTTTCCTAATTTGTTCTACAACAATAGGTAATTGAGAATTTAAAAATTTATTTAGGTCAGAAATATCGTTTAAAACACCTACCTGAGCTTCATGTACATGTCTTGTGCTCGAGTTGTTATATCGCACAAGACGGGACATGATAGCAGGACCAGGGTTTAATTCAACATCTCCACTTAATATGAGCAAATCAATACGCCTTATAATATTCTCAAAAGGTTCTTTAATCATTTCAAAAAAGTGGAGTTCGTTTAGTCGATTATGCCATTCTGGTGATAAATAAATCATCATTTGTCGCTTACCCTTACGAGTACGCGCAAATGATGGTTCCCTATCATCATTATAGCAATCAATAAAAAGATACTTAAAGAGGAAGAACCAATGTTTGGTTCCTTCGAATTTCCTCAATTTATAACGCCAAAATTGCTTATCTGAATATTCTTTTTTAAATAAAAGAACATCAGTAGAAATTTCATTGTTAAATATAGTATCTGCAATCTCCCTACCAAATATATGGCTTATAGCCAATAAAGTAAGGCCAGTCAGTTCGTCATCAAAATTAGTAATACGTTTACGATGTTTTATAATAAGGGAAACATAACCGTGAATATTATATTTACGGATAGTTCCAATATTTAAAACTTCAGCAACATGACTTCTAATTTTATTCATATCAGGAGACTTAGCAAAAATTTTATCTTCATTATAATTTTTAATAGCAGCAACACAACATTCTTTAAGTGATTTAATACTTGTAGGTAAAAAATCACAAAGAACAATGTCATGAGCAATGTCATCTAGAATCGCTTCTGGATTAACATCAGCTATTAATAAATCATTCATAATTAAAAATTTTTAAGACGTTATCGAAAAAGAATTTATTATTTGAAATTGGTAACTGGAATTTCAATCAGGATCTTAATGTAAAATTATTACAATAATCAATTGAAATACTTTTACAAAATGCTAACCGAGTTTTGTGGATCGGGTTCTTATGTTAAAACAACTAGAATATAAAATTAAAGTTGAGTGTAAATGATACCTTGTTTACAAGAAGGAAGTTTCAATTAATTATTGCAGAAATTGGTAACTGGAATTTCAATCAGGATCTTAATGTGGTGTAAGGGTAACCTGCTTACTGAAGGGATCTGTATTGGTTCTTGTGATAACCGGGCAAGGGACCGGGAGCAAATATATATTTGTATATATTTCAGGCGATTAAAAGTCGTTT